ATGAAGCCGCGTCCGCTGTCGTCGCCGCGCTCGTCGCGGCAAACCGCCATCCCGGGCTCCGGCGTCGACGACCTGGCGCTCGAGCTCGTCGACAAGCCCACGGGGGTCAAGGGCTCGGCGCGCGGGCTCGTGCACCGGCGGCGCAAAGCCGAGCTCGACCGCGTCACGTCCTACTTGCCCAAGGCGATCGGCGAGAAGCTGCGCGCCCATTGCGCGAGCCGGCGTATCGAGATGTCGACCGTCGTCGCCGATGCGCTCGAGCGATTCTTCGGGGGCGGCGCCGCGCTGCTCACCACGGCGACGCTCGAGCGGCTCGCCGAGCGTGCCGAAGCGCTCGAGCTGAGCGCTTCGGAAGCGGCCGAGACGGCTGCGAAGGAATGGATTGCGCGCAACGAGCTGGCGGCGCGCAAGCGACGTTAGGGGGTTTTGGGCAACGCGTGGTAGCGCCGGGCGCCTAGAGCCGCCAGACACGCGCCCGGCGGCGCTTATAGCGGATATGTGGTATACAAGCGCATCGAAGCACCGGTGCACAGACGCACCGATGCTTCGGTAGACTGGCGGTGGGACGATGGAACTCACAATTGAGCAGCTGGCGGCGCGCGGAGTGAAGGGCGAGGGTCTCGAGATTCGGCGCTGGCGCAAGCTGCAGCGGCTGCCGAGCGGCCGGCGCATGCGGATAAACGACCTGGCGCAGCTCGCGGGCTGCACGGCCGACACGCTGGCGATGGTCGAGCGTGGCTACCGTCGGGCGAGCGCCCGGCTGCGAGCTCGGCTGTGGGCGGTGATCATTGCCAGCGACGCGGACGGTCGGCTCAAGCCGCTGGTGAAGTGCGGCCCGGCCGCGCTCGAGGCCGGCAGCGGCGCGCAGCTGGCGTTGCCGCTGGTAGGGTAGGCGCCGCATGGGGTCGAGCGAGACAGTGTCCTACCGGCTGTCGCACGGCCGGGTCGTGCTGCTCGAAGCGTTGCCGAGCTGGCGCGGTGGGTCGCTCGTGCGTCGGTGGCGCGTGCTTGGGTGCGTGCCGTCGGCAAACGCGCTTCGGCGCACGCTGGCCGACGGCACGCTCGGCGTCGTCGATGGGCGGATGACCATCACACGCGGCTGCGCGTCGCTCGAGCTGCTCGAGCTCGTGCGCGTGGCGGTCGAAGCGGGCGTTGCCGGCGAGCTGCTAGTGACGCGCTGAGCGCTCGGCCGCCGTGTGCACAATGAGATAGCGCGTCACCTGGTGACCGCCGTTGTCGAGCGCCACAGCGCGGCGGATGTAGGCGGGCGCGCGCGTCGGGTGCAGCCACTGCTCGGCCGCGAGGTCGTAGCGATAACCCGCTGCGCGCAGCGCGGCATCGGCGTCGGCGAAGCGCTCGTGCGTGTAGTCGGGTCCGGCATTGAACGCGCAGGGTGACGGGTCCATCTGGCCGAGCATCGCCGCGAGCGCGGTCGCGTGTCTAGAGGATATAGCCACTTGGCCAAGTGAGTTTTAGGCTCCAATGTCAGGGATACTCGCACGGTGTGTGTGGTGATAGGCGCTCGCGGGCTCTAGCTGCCGGGCTAGAGCCTGCGGGATTCGAAGCGGCCGTCGCTAGTCGACGATCGGCGGCACGGTCACCGGTCGCAGCTCGAGGATCACGGCCCCATCGGAGCCACGGCCGCCGGCGCCGGCGTTGCCGCCGCGACCACCAGTGAAACCAGTGGCTCCGCCACCGCCACCGCCGCCACCGCCGCCACCGCCGCCGCCGCGACCCATACTGCCATCCTGGCCATTGCCACCGGTAAGGCCGTCCGATCCTGCCAAGCCTGCGGCGCCGCCTGCGCCGCCTGTGCTTGGTGTACCGCCGCAGCCCGATCCGGGCCCGGTTTGCGGCGCGTTCGGCAGACCTAGCAGAGCCACCTCCCAACCGAATAACGCCGGGGCACCACACGATCCGGAGCCGCCGCCGCCGCCTGTGCCAGCCCCGCCGCCGGCTCCCGCACCGGGGACGCCTGCGGCTGGCGTCAGGATATAATCGGTAGCGCCAAAACCCTGCGCGGTAGCAGAGGGCTGGATTGTCAGCTTTAAAGATCCAGACGATGAACCGCCGCTGGTAAAGCCGTTTGTGCCCGGCGTGGCGCTGAATGGATTTGCCAAGGTGATCGCGTAAGGCCACCGCTGGCCGGTCGCCGCGGTCGATGCCGCGCCGGATCCTCCTGATGCTGATCCAGGCCCGCCGCCGGGCGTTGCCAGCGGGCCCGTGTTGACGCCGGCTGCCGGCGTGCCAGTCGTCACGACCAGTCCAGCCGGCGCGGTGATGCTGGACGGCGTCCCCGGCGTGGCAACGCCGGGGGTGGAACCCAGAACACCGGTCGCCCCACCTGCGCCGCCTGCGCCGCCTGCGCTACCTGCGCCGCCTGCGCCGACCACAATACTTAGGGACGTCCCCGCCGCTACGCTCAGCGGGATAAGCGCGAGCGAGCACGACCCACCAGAACCACCGCGGCCGCCGCCGCCGCCGCCGCCGGTCGCACCACCGCCACCGCCGCCCGATCCACCACTCCCACCGCTCGCGCCTGGTGCCATCCACGCGCCTGTGACGAGGTGGTTTGCCGGCACTACATATGTAAACGTTCCGGCCGTCAGATAGCCTACGCGAAACCCACCGCCGCCCGGATCGCCCGGTATGCCCTGCGGCCCCTGCGGCCCTGTGTCGCCCTGCGGCCCCGCCGGTCCCATGGGTCCTTCGGTGCCGCCGCCCGATGCATACGACTGTCCCGCCGGGATCCATTCGTAGCCAAGGTCAAACGGATCCCTAATCAATACCCACTCGTAATAAGCACCGGCGTCGAGCGTGATCGATGCCGGTGCTTCGTGGTGATCCGCGCCTAATCGCAGGCTGCCAGCCGTGATATGCAGCTGCGTGCCAGCGGCATCGGCGCGCACGTACGCGCCGAAGCGTGAGTTGACTTCGCTCGACACGGGCGCGGTAACCCCTTGCGGCCCCGGCCCAGTTGCGTTCGCCCATTCGCCGACCCACGGTGACGAACTGTCGCGCGCCACAACCAGCCCGCCGCCGCCGCCGCCGCCTTGAACCCAGGCATACGGCCCGGTGCCGGACCCTGCCATATCCGTAAGGACCCACTCTGCATACGTGGGCCCTGCTAAGTGGCGTGGCGTTGCCGAGTCAGTGCTAGATGCGCCGTGGATCAAGCCGTAACCGTCAGGCGGCACGACATCGATTCCGAGCGGCGCATATACGCCGACACGCGCCCCAACCTCGGTCGTCACCGGCAGCGTAATCAGCGGCCATGACGCCGGGTCCGCTATCACGTACTCGCCGACTGCCGGATCGCCGACTAGACCGGGGTGCGGCATGAGCCCGCCGCTACCCGCACCGGGGATTGGTGGATAGAGAGGCATGTTATGCAACCTCCGTCACTAGAGCGGCACCCACTGCAGAGGCCCATGCACCGGTAATGATCCCGGTGTAGCCGTACGGCGTCTCATAGTATGAGCCCGGCACCATAAGGCACGTGTAGCTCGAGCTCGAAGCAGCGCTGCCGAGCTTGAGATACAGCGGCGATGTTGAGTCGTTCTGGACCGTCGAGCCCCTGCGAAGCGCATTGCTCGCGAGCAGCGTAACGGATGTGATGGCGGCGGCGACGCTGGCAACGGTTGCCGTAGCTGGTGCACCTGGCGATGCTGGGAAATTCGAGACCGTGACCGAGCCGTCGATCGCCACTGCGCCGGACGGCGCGACCTTGACGTCGACGTACCCGCCGCCGCCCTGAGTCGTGCGGCCCGTGATCACCGATTTGACGATCGACGCGTCGGATTCGGGGTGAGTCACATCGGAGATGCGAATAGTCCCGGTGCGCACCACCGTGTAATGCAGGATGGTCTGTATGTGGAACGTAGTCTGTGCCGTGCCGCCGTTCGTGAACACGACGCGGAAATACGCCGCTCGCGGTCCGACCGTATACGATCCCGGGAGGCTCGGTAGCAGCGTAAAGGCGAGCGTCTCACTCCAGAGAACGCCGTCTGTTGACCACTGCATTTTCAGCCCGTCAGTGGCTGACCCCACGTTAGCAAACGCGTGCACGCCGATCGCTGCGTAGTCTTGCACGAATACGGCAGCGCCGGTAAAGACGCCGTTAGCAGCAAGCGGCGTGTCGGTGCTGTTGCCAGCATCTGCTACGGACGGCACAGAGATCCGCAACGGCACGCCGCCGTCTGAGATCTTCACCCGGCCATCGGCTTCCGTCGCGACAAATTGGGCGTGGTTGGTGCCGTCCACACCCGCGATGAGCTCGGCCGCTTCGGTGCCGGTGAGCAACGCGCCGTCGGTGACCGCGGTCGTCGACATGCCGGGCGGTAGGTCTATCTGCTTGAGTTTGATAGTCATGGCGTGGCCAGTGTTAGGAATGCGACGACGTCGCCGGCGTCGAGGTTGAACGCGAGCCCGCTGCCTTGGTAAAGCAGGTCACCCGCGTCGAGGCTGGCGATCGGCTTGGCCGTTGCGCCGGCGTCGACCGAGAAATAGAAGTCGCTGGCGCGTGATGCATCGCCGAGCGCGTACGCGACGCCGTTCACGAACACGTGCAAATAGCCGTCCGCATTCGGGGTGACTGCAAGAGGCGTTGCACACGCCAGCATGTGCGGAGCGGTGGTGATGGACGCTGGCATAGCTTTGTTGGACAAGGGTATCGCCACGCTGGCACCCGATCCTGGCTCACCTTGCGGCCCCTGCGGCCCCTGCGGCCCGACAGGACCTGCGGCTCCGTCCGCACCCGCGGGCCCGGTCGGACCTGCGGGCCCCGGCGATCCGGCAGGTGACACAATGACAGTCAGTTCACAAAACTCATCTGCCGCCATGGCATCACCTCACGCGGGAAACCAGCTGCCGTATGGATATTCGCGGATGTAATCGATTTCGACCCAGGCAAACGTCGCGGCCACCGTGAGGATCTCGAAGCCGGCACGCGTCGGCGTCAGAGGTGCAAACCCACCACCCTCGACGCGCAGCATGCGCTGCGTGTGCGGGTTGATCACGGCGCTACCCCAGCGCGAATCAGAGGGGCGCCAATCCTGCACAAACACGTAAGCACCGTCGTCAACGCCCGGCACAACCGTGCTGAGCGTGGTCGGCGTCAGGTCGAGATACTTGTACGACCGGCAGCGGTTGCCCCACAAATAGCCGTAGCTCAGCGCGACCGTCGTCGGGTCGTGCGCTCCAGCGACGTTTGTCAGCTGCATCTGAATCACTTGCGACGTGTTCATGCGCGGGTCGGTGAAGCGCGCAGCGATCTGCGTCTGCGGCGCTGACAGCGCTTTTGTTAGCCGCATGCCGCTCGTCGACTGGATTCGAATCACCCCATTGACGAGCGTTGAGTTGTATTCGGTCGGGCCCAGCACGGGCGCCGCCGTCGTGACCTCGCCCTTGCGCGTGAGCAGCTCGCCGGTGCCGTTGTGCAGAGCCGTCCATCCGCGATCGCCGAGCACCGGCGAGCCGGCGTCAAACTCGTCATTTAGTGCGGCAGCCACCAGCGGCGGCGTCAAGTAGGGCGCGAGCACGGTCGCTGCGCCGCCAGCTCCAGGAGGACCCGCGGGCCCGACCGGACCCGCGGGTCCGACGGGCCCGGGGCTGCCAGCGGGCTGCGCGGTGACGGTGACTGTGCATCGTTGGGTTGCCATGTTGAGCCCTCACGGTGTGAGTAACGCGAGGTCGCCGTGCGCGAATAGCAGCCGCTCCGGTGCGGTCGAGTGCGCTAGCCAGACGTCCCAGTGCCACGTCGCAGGCTTGCCCGTAGGCGCGAGCGTCGCCGTGTCTGCGGGCAAGAGCGTAAGCAGTACGAAGGTACCCTCGACAACGACCGCCCACCCGGGGATTTGCGGCACAGCGCTATGCGTCGGCGAGAACGGCGCTGTCACCGTGTACGGCGCGAGGTCGAACGGCGTGCCGTCCGAATGCACAGCGCTCAGTCGCAGACCGACCGACGCCCCGATCGCGACGCGGATTTGCACGGCGGCCGGCACGAGATTGATTTGAGCGGGTAGGGCTCCAGCGCAGCTCATGGCGGCACCTCGTCGTGGCTGGTGTTGTAGGGCGTGAGCAAGATGCGCGGGATGCGATACGGGTGCACCGGCTGGTCGCCGACAGCGCGCAAGTCAGACCAGTCGAGCGCTGCTCCGCTGCCGTCTTCGCCGAGCCACACGCGCGCGCGTGCGCTCTCCGGCGCGAAGCGGTGTCCAAACGTCGACTTGATGGTGCCGTCGCCGCCGAGGTGGTCGCACACGTTCGGAACGGGGACGAAGGTGTCTAGGTCGTGCGCGAGCGTAAAGGCTTTTAGGCGCTCATCGTCCCATGTGGCCCATAGGTCTCCGAAGAGATGCTCGCGGTCGCATACCCAGTCGAGCGCGCGGTCGCCGAGCTCGCGCGGCAGCACGAGCATTTGGACGAACTGCAGCCGCCGAGTGCTTGCCCATCGCAAGCCTTGCGCGTGGGCGAGCTCGACCTGGTCGCGCGGCAGCCAGCCAGCGATCGGCGAGTGCGGCCGCGCAGCGACGAGCGCCTCGAGGGTCGCGCGTAGGTCAGAGCACACGGCGATGTCGTCGGCGAGGATCGCGATGTGCGTCGCGCGCGGTTGGGCTAGCGCGCACGCGACCCAAGTCGCTTTCCACGCCGGCCAGCAACCTCGCCGGTTGATGTCGACGTGCACGCTCACCTCGCCGCCGACGCGCTCGACGAGCCGCCGGCAGTGTTCGGCGCGTTCTGCAACGGTCATGATGCCGATCGCTAGCATTGGAACGCTATCTCGAGTCCGCTCTCGTGCGTCGACTGCGCGCCCCACCAGACGACCGCAACGTTAGAGGCCCAGATAATCCACGCGAGATAGTGCACGCCGATGGGCGACTGCAGGGAGTATTGACCGTTGGCCGTGACTGCGTCGTTGACGCTTGTCGAAAGCACACGCGTTCGCGTTCCGCTCGGCGTGCCGACGGTGTCGAAGCCGATGCCTGTTACGGCTGCGAAGGTCTTCGTCTGCACGGCGGCATAGGCTTGCGCACGGGTCCAGGTGCCCGGCACGCCCTGCACGAATTCGAAGCGCGAGGACGAGCCATTCGCGCCGACCCAGGTGTTGGCCGTCGGGTGCGTGAATGTCTCCGGCGTCCAGCTGCGCGCGTATCTAAACGCTGCTGTGACCTGGTTGTCGATGTTCCAAAGGTCACACTTGGCCGGTGTCGTATCGTTGCCGACCGTCTGCATGTGATAGGTCGTCGCGCTGCGCGGGTTGCATGTACCGAGGTAGCGCGACGCGGGTGCGCCAGACTTGGTCAAAACGCCGTTGACGCGGGTGATTGCGGTCGCGCGTGCTGTCGGCGATGTCCAGTTGACGAACTCCACGGCGACGCCGGCGGCCGTTCCGTCGGTGGGTGCAGGTGCTGACAGTGAGATGAATACGTCGAACGGCGTGCCCGTCGTGCGGCCTGACAGCGTCTGTCCGAAACCGTTGACCGTGCACAAGCGCCAGCCTGAGACCGTAGTGTCGTAGAGCGCGATCCTGTCGCTCTTGACCGGGGCGAGGTAGATGATTGAAAAGGCGCCATCAGCGACCGGTGAGTCGTCAGCCGTCGGCGACAAGCGAAAGCCGTTTGTACTCGGGTCGACGTCAGGCGGCACCCACCATGCTTGACTCGTGCTTCTGCCCGTCAGAACGGATCCGGCAACGGGCCCTGTGCCGGTGAAGTCGATTCGACCGCTGGCGCTTAACACCGACTCGGCCGCTAGCCCATAGGCCGTGTCGACTTTCCAATAGGGGCTGTCTGGGTTGTAGCTCGTGTAACTGCGGCCGCAGACCCATGTCGTCGCAGAGCCGGAGATAACCGAGTAACTGATCGAGGTGCCCGGCGAGCCGCCAGAGGCACCGCTCGTCGCATAAGGCGAGTCTATTTTGCTCGGCGAGCTCGGTGTGATGGTGAGCGAGATGGTAGCGCCGGCGTTGACGCCGAACCGCACGCCGCGCAACACCTGCTCGGACCCAGGCGGCGATACGAGTGTGAGGCTAACAGTGGAGCCGAGCATGTCGAGTTCGTAGAGCCAGCCGGGATAAACCGTTGTCGGCGGCGTGGTGTCGCGCGGCCACAACTGCAGCTCGCCGGGAATCTCGATGAACAGGCCGCTGGTGGTCGAGCCGGGTCGAAATTCGCGATTGCAGTACGCATAGCCAGCCGAGCCAGTGCGCACGATCATTTGCGAGCCGCTGACCGTCGCGGTGTAGGCGCCGGAGTAGGCGAGGTCGAGCTGATAGGGCGTGCCGGCGGTGCCGGGTGCGATGACTTCGTATACGCCGCAGTTGGCCGCGGCTTCGAAGAGCACGACGACAAGGTCGCCGGCGACAACGGCGACGCCGTCGACGCTGAGGGCGCCGTTGGCCGTCGCGGTGAGACGCGGTCGGTTGGTCGAGATGGTGGTCGCCGTGTAGGCCGGCAGCGTGGTTGCAGTGGCGAGCCGCGCGTCGAAGTAGCTGCGAGCCCGCAGCGCGTCGAGTCGCGTCTTGTCCGCCGCCGCCATGAAGCCGGCAGTGCTCGTCGTCGCTACCGCATGCGTCGTGCCCCCGCCCCGCGTGCCGTGTTGCGCGTCGGTCGCGAGCACGCCCACCTGCACCGTGTCTGCCGCCACCACGATCGACGCGTCGGCGTGCGCGGCTACGTTGAGCGTGGTCACTGTCTTCGTGAGGCCCGCGCCCGCGACGATCACCCCGGCGTCGACGTAAGCGCGGGTCGCTGCGTCCTGCGCGGCTGTAGGGTCTAAGACGTTCGAGAGTCTTTGCGCGTTGAAAGCTACCGCCGAGCTCGCAGCCGCTAGCGCAGTCTGCACGCGCGCAAACGACGTTACCTGCGCGCCGGTTTCGATCCCGTCAATCTTGGTTTTATCGGCGCCCGTGATGAATCCGGAAGCTCCGCCCGCGACCACCGCCGCATGCACGGTGCCGCCGCCTCGCGTGCCGTGCTGCGCATCGGTCGCAAGGATCCCGACCTGCACACTGTCGGCAGCGACGACGATGGAGCCGTCGGCGTGCGCGACCACGTCGAGCTGATTGCCAGTCTTCGTCAAGCCGGCGCCGGCGATGACTTGCCCAGCGCCGGAAACCTGCGTAAACGCGAGGGCGGTCGTGCCAAGCACGATCGGGTCGTTTGTGGTGAGGGCCCAGCCGCTGTCTGCATTCGCGGTGCCCTCGGTAACAAACACATACATGCCCGAGTTGACCTCGGCCGATGTGTCAGCGTCGGTCGAGCGGGCCCAAGCGCCGGCGGCTGTCGTGTAGATGCCGTTTGCGCTGCCGGCGGTCTGCGCGGTGAGCAGCACGCGGTCGCCGGTCGATGTCGTGACGCCATCGATGGCGACCGCTCCGGTGAGCGCCGGCACGTTGGCCGTCGCGACCAGACGCACAGAGGCCTTCGTATCGAGCCCTTGAGCGACGGCGTCTACGTAGGCTTTCGTCGCAGCATCCTGCGGTGAGCTAGGGTCGGCGACGCCGGTCAAGCGCTGCGCGTTGAGGCCGACGGCCGAGCTCGCCGCGGCGAGTGCGGTCTGCACGCGCGCAAAAGACGTGACTTGCGCGCCGGCTTCGACCGCGTCGAGCTTGGTTTTATCGAGTGCCGCGAAGAATCCGGCGACGCTCGTCGTCGCTGCGGCGTGCTGCGTGCCGCCGCCGCGGGTGCCGTGCTGTGCATCGGTAGCGAGTATGCCGACCTGCACAGCGTCTGCAGACACGGCTATCGAGCCGTCGGCGTGGGCGACGACGTCGAGCGTGTTGCCCGTTTTGATGAGCCCGGTGCCGGCGGTGATTTGGCCAGCGCCGCTAAACTGCGTGAACACGAGGCCCGTGGTGCCGAGCGTGATCGGGTCGTTGGTCGTCAGGACCCACCCGCTGTCAGCGTTGACCGTGCCCTCGGTGACAAAGACAAACATGCCGGCGGTGACTTCGGCCGAGCTGTCTGCGTCCGCACCGCGTGCCCATGCGCCCGCCGCTGTGACCCATATGCCGTTTTGCGATGCTGTGTTCTGCCCTGTCAGCAGCAGACGGTCGCCGTTGACTGTCGTGATGCCGTCGATCGTGTAGTTGCCGGAGAGCGTGCCGAGATTCGTGGTTGCAACGGCTCTGCACGAGGCCTTTACGTCTAGACCTTGCGCGACGGCGTCTGTGTAGGCTTTCGTCGCGACGTCTTGGGCTGCGGTCGGGTCGGCGACGCCGGTCAAGCGCTGCGCGTTGAAGCCGACGGCCGAGCTCGCCGCGGCGAGTGCGGTCTGCACGCGCGCAAAAGACGTGACTTGCGCGCCGGCTTCGACGCCGTCGAGCTTGGTTTTATCGAGGGCCGCTAAGAATCCGGGCTCGCTCGTCGTCGCTGCGGCGTGCTGCGTGCCGCCGCCGCGGCTGCCGTGCTGCGCATCGGTTGCGAGGATGCCGACCTGCACGGCGTCTGCAGACACGACTATCGAGCCGTCTGCGTGCGCGACGACGTCGACCGTGTCGCCAGTCTTGAGCAAGCCAGCGCCGGCGACGAGCTGCGCAGCGCCGGTGAACCGCGAGAACGTAAGCGCCGACGTGCCGATGGCGATGGGCGCATCGGTGGAGAGCACCCATCCGCTGTCTGCGTAGACTGTGCCGTCGGTGATAAAGACGACCATGCCGGGGATGAGCTCGCCGCTGGTGTCCGCGTCGAGCGCGCGGGTCCATGCGCCGGCGTCGTTGGCGACGTAGATGCCGTTGTCGACCGGCGACGCTTGCGCAGTGAGCAGCACGCGGTCGCCGTTTACTGTCGCCTTTGAGTCGATGACTTGCGTGTTCGAGGCCGTGAACGGCGTCGTCGCGACGAGCCTGCACGGCGTGCGGATGCCGGCGAGCGTCATGGACTGCTGCACATACGAGAGCGGCACGGCGTCGGAGCCGAGCGTCGGCGCGGCGAGATTCGTCACCGTGTTGCCGGCGGCGTCGAGCGAGCCGGTAAGCGGCAGCGAGCCGTCGGCGCGCAGCAGATTGTCGCTGAGCGCCGGCGCGAGCTTCTCTTCGGTGATGCTGCCGTCCGGGATGACTCCGCCGCCGCCGACGCCGCCCTCGATGGCTTCGACCATCTGCCGGTGAAAGTCGACGAGAGGGCGGTTGGTTGAGCCCTCATTCATCTCCGTCAACTCGACCGACGGCACGGTCGGCACGAGCGTCGCGTTCGGGTCGTACCTCTCGGCGAGTCCCGGATAGTCGATGTGATAGCCCGGCGAGCGAATCGAGATGCGCCGCGTGACAGATGACACAACCTGTCCGCTCGCGGTCGCGGTGACGCGCACACGGAACGGACCCCAACACCCGATATCGAACTCGAGCGTCCATGTCTCCGGCGCGAGCTCGGTCAAGAGCGGGTTGCTGTTAGGCGGCTCGTCGAGCAGCACGACGTCGACGAGCGCACCGGTCGGGATGTTGCCGACCGTGATCGTCACGGTGTGCGCGCGCGTCGCGGCGACAGCTCCGGTGCTCTTGATGTCGGTGCGGCCGCGGTCGACGCTGCCGGCCGGTATGCCTGCGTCTACTTGGTCGAACGTGAGTGTGATTGCCATATCTACACCACACCGACGAGCTGGCCGCCGGTCGTTTGCGCGATGTCCGCGAAGCCTTGCTGCACGTTGATATCCGGAGTGACAGCGGCGCCGCCGAGCGTGAACTGCTCGCCTACGTCGGCCGCGGAGAAGATGACGTCGATGCGCACGCCCGCGGCTTTCGCCTCGCGAAACACCTGGCGCAGCTGCACGCCGGTGGTCGCGAACGTGAGGCCGAGCAGCTCGAGCTTGAACGCCCCGGGGAAGTATTCCTCGAGGAGGATAGTGCCGCCCGGCGGCATGATGGCGCGTGCGATGCCGAGGATGTCGGGCGGTCTGCCGCTCGACTTGTTAAGCATGATGCGCGCCGATATCCAGAGCTTGTAGGTGAAGTCGTCGCGCCCGGCGCGCGGCTGTCCAATGAGCTCGCCGAGCATGTCGAGCGCGTCGCCCTCTGCGCCCGGCAGCATCGTGCCGACGAAGACATCGTAAATCGCGTCTTCGAGCTGTTGCACCTGCTCGAGGTAGGTGGCGAGCAGCGCGAGAAACTTCGGTGTGCGCAGGTCGTAGATGGGCAGCGCTTGCCCTTGGGCCACCACGTCCGGGTTGTGCGTGAGCGTCACGGTCCGACCCACGTCGCGCCGGCGAAAGTCGCGACCTCGCGCGTGCCGACGAGCAAGACGTTATCGGGCGAGGTCGGGATCGCATCGGGCGGCAGCGCCGGCGCGAGCGCGATGTCGAGCGTCACGTTGACGACGCCGAGCACTTCGGATGCGATGGCGAGCAGCCGCACGAGGTACACCGGCTCGCCGATGCCGAAGTGCGCCGGGCTCGTCGGGTCGACGCTCGCCTGCTCGAGCGCCGCGCGGATGCTGGCGGCGACGTAGCTGGCGTCGGTCGTCGCGGCGTAGGTGACGTTGACGATCTTCTCAGTCGGGCGTGAGAAGCGCACCGTGTGCGTCACGCCCTCGCTGTCGAGTATCGACACGCTCGTCGTGCCGTAGGTCTCGATGCCGGCCGGTTTGTTGCGCCAGATGGATTGCGCGATCACCTGGTCGTTGCCACCGGAGACGACGATCTCGAATGAGTGCGGCGGCAGCGAGTTGACGACGACGTCTGAGACGTTTTCGTAGCCCTTCGCGGTGAGCACGTTAGGCAGTAGGGCGACGTCGGCGACGATACCGTCGAGCGTTGAGCCCTCGCTGGTCGCGCGCAGCTCGGCTTGCCGGATGCGATACTCTTCGTCGGTCTCGACGTCGCGCCCGGGGACGGCCGGCATTGGGTTTGTGACGGCTGTCCACCCGGACGCCGGGCTTTCGATCTTGGTGAGTGTGTTGGCACCGGCCGTGAGCTCGCCGGCCGTCTCGGCCTCGGCAAACACGTCGACGCTTGTCGACGTGGTCGAGGTGAGTGCGTCTTCGAGCGTCACGAAGCGCACGCTCGGTCGCGTGGGGTCCGACACGACGCTGCCGCTCGGCACGAGTGTAGACGGCGCCATCGTGAGATGTAGCGTTACGAACGCTTTGGTCGCCGGTAGACGCGGCACGCCGACGAGCGAGCCGTTGGCGTCGGCCGCGATGCCTTCGGCACTCACGGGGTCGTGTGCGTCGTAGACCTCGGCGATGGCTTCCCAGCACGCAGCGAGCTCGAGCGCGATGGACATGTTGAGATTGGCGATGACGCCGGTCGCGCTGGTGTTGAGCGAGCCGTCGACGGTCGAGCGCTGGGCGGCTTGCAGTTCGGCGATGATTTCCGAGACTGTCTTGGCGACGAAGCCTTCCGGGGTGAGTCCGCTCACGGTGAGCCCCCGTTGAAGCGCGCCGGCGCCACGGTGCCGGTGGGTGTGGCGATGTCTGTGGGCTCGGTCGACGCGTCGAGCGTCACGAGCACGTCGCGGTAGACCGGCACGACCTCGCCGGCGGTCGTCGTGACGGTCGCCGAGATGTTGAGCGAGCGCTCCGCGCGGGCGAAGCCAATCTGCAGACGGTCGACGCTGGCGACGCCGCCCGTCTCGCGCAGCACCTGTGTGAACACCGCGCGCACGACCTGGTCGGGCGGCCGGCGCTCAAAGAACAGCGTGCGGTAGTCGATGCCGACGCGGGTATCGAGTGGCCACTCGCCCTTGAACAGGGCGACGCGCAGCTTGATGTCTTGGGCGACGGCGTCGGCCCCGTGGACGAGCGCAAGGTCGCCGCCAGCGATCACGATGTCCCCGTCGAGCGGGTCGAGCGCAAGGTCGGTCACGCCGGGCTGTACAGGCAGAGTCGACCGAAGCGCAAGAGCACCGGCGAATCGGTGCACCGGTGCACTGGTCGCTCGAGCAACTAGTCGCTGGCAACGACGGTCGACCCGACGCCGGTCGGCGTGGCCGGGATGGCTGCAACGGCGGTGTTGAAAGCACCCGAGATGACCCCGCTCGGGTCGAGCCCGGCGATAGCCGTCTTGAGCGCGGTCACGAGCACGGTGAGGTCGGTCTGATTGGCTGTGAAGTTGCCATTTGTCTTCGAGGCGAGGGCGACCGCGTCGGTCGGCGCCGAGCTGCCTAGGTTGACCTTGGTCGCCGTGACGTAAATCGCCTTACCCGTATCAGAGCCGAGCCGCATGGCGGTCGACGACACGGGACTCAGGAGGTGCCCCAAGGGCGCCGGGCCGAGCGGCAGCGCGACGGCGCCGTCGAGCGTGTGTGTCCCCAAGTCGCCCGTCGAGATGGCGACCTGGCGGCTCTTAGCCGCGGTAGCGAGCCATTGGTCGATAGAGCGCTCGGCGAACACGAGCAAGACGAAGTCGCCGGCGGCGAGCGGCCATGTGATGGCGAAGCCGCCGCCCTGTGGAAACGCGATAGGCACGCGCGGGATGATGGGTAGGTCCTCTTCGACGAAGGGCGCAAAGCCCTCTGCGTCGTCGGCCATCGCCAGCGCGTTGCGCAGACAAGGGCGCACGTCGGCGAGCTGGCCGCGGCCGCTCGCGTCGGTGTGCACTGCCACGATTTGCCCCGGCATCGCCGTGTGGGTGTCGAAGAGTGCCGACGCGATGGCCGCCTGCACTATCTCCGCCCAGTCGGGCGTCGCGAGCGTCACGCGTCGGGCGCGACTAAGGCGCTCGCGAGGTCGTCGGCCTCGAGGTCGGCTTCGGCGCTCGCCGGCTCCGGCACGGGCTGCAGGTCGCCAGTCGGGATGGCCGGCTCCGGCCGCTCGAGCGTCTCGGTGGTCTCTTCGGTGGGCGTTGGGTCGGTGCTCTGCATACGGGCGCGTAGCGGCAGAGTCGCGCCGAGCGCAAGGGGCTAGCGCTGCAGAGCGCTCAGCTCGAGCTCGGTGCCCCAATCATTGCCGAGCCACTCGCCCTTGTACGTCACAGAGTCGATGCGATAGACGCCGTCGACATAGCGCGTGTCGAGCTCGACCTGGCGACCGGGATACAAGCCCGGCAGCATGAGCGTGCGGGCTTTGACGATCTGGTCTTTTCCCAGCTCCGGCGACTCAATCAAGCCGCTCTGCGGCGACAGCAGAATCGGCGGGTCCGGTAACGCTGCCGCGCGCGTTGGCAGAAACTGCAGCTGTCCGTCTTGAATCGACCACGATAGCCCGCACGACCGCGTGATGCGGTCGAGCTGCTGGGCGGCGTCGCCGCTCGTCGTGATGCCTTTACCGACGGCGGCTTGCCCTGTTTTCCAGTAGCGGGCGTCGGCCGCGATGGTCGCTGCGTTGCCGGCTCCGACCTGCATAGCGGCGGCGATGTCTGTGATGATTTTGGCAAGGGGTGTGCCCTGGACGTAGTTGCGTTGGACGCGCGCGCTTTTCTTCTTTTTGCCGCCGTCGTCGCTCGTGATGGTGGTGGTCCACTGCGTGCCGTCGCGCGAGCTCCAGGCTTCGGAGAGGTCGCCGCGAAAGATGAGACTTAGCCCCGTGGGTGCATAGCCCGCTTCGAGCGACACGTAGACCTGTCGCATCGCGTGCAGCCGCTTGCGGGTGTCTTCGGAGAGGTTGTTGATGACGACGTCGCAGCGCCCGGACACCTTCGCGGACAGCGAGCGCTTGACGTGAAAGCTCACGTTGAGCTCGGTGATGGTCATGTCTTCGACTTGCAGCGAGTAGACGCGGTCGAAGAGTGCGTCGGCCGGCATGATGCTCTGGTCGGCCATGCGTCACCACGTGTCGTCTGTGACGTAGTAGAGGCGATAGCGGTCGCCCATCTCGGCGAGCGTCGGCTTGCCGCTCTCGTCGCGCAGGTCGAGAAACCATAGGTCGCCCGGCGGGAGCTTGGTGTTGTAGTGGTAGCGCTCGAGCAGCGGGTAGAGGGTGATCATGCGCACGCCGACAATCAGCGGCACGCCCGCGGTGTCCGACACGCTCATGCGGAAGCACGCGCCGCGCTGGCTCCATACGATGCGCAGCGAGTAGCTCGAGCCGCTTAGCTGCACGCGTTGGGTCGTGTCGACGTCGGGCGTCGTCGTGATGCTGATGCTGGCCATGCGTTAGGGGGCGGGCGCGACGGCGGTGAGTCTGTCTCGTAAGTCGCTAAACCCTTGCTTGAGTGCGCTCGTCTTGCGCTTGAGGTCGGGCGAGACTTCGCCGGGCTTGGTCGGCTTGGTGTTCTGCGTGCCCTTGGCCTTCGCGGGCGTGGCGCGGACCTGCGTGGGCACCGGCGAGCCGTACGTGACGCCGACGATATTGACCATCTGGCATTGCGCCGTGAACATGAGCGCGTTCGCCGAGCTCGACGCGTCGCGCGTCACGGTGAGCTCAATCAAGACGGCGTTGTTGTAGACGCGGTATGCGGTGACGACCTGGACAGCCTTGCGCCGCGCGTAGGTGTCACGCAGCGCGGCGGCGACGGCGGCGACGCGGTCGAACGAGCTGCCGACCGCGTTCGCGTCGCTCGACCCGAACGGCGTGCTCGTGATGGTGGGCGCTACGACCATCTGCAGCGCTTGCATCGACATGTTGTTGCGGATGCCTTGTGGCTCCGTGACCGCCATCTGCAGCTTCTTTTTTGGCGTGCGCGGGTCGCTCGCGGCGCGCGAGAGGTCGTAGACCTGGCCGACGAATGGCAGCACGCTCAGCCAGCCCGCGACCGGCTCGCCTTCGATTGGGTACGTCTTGAACGTGTCACTCGTCGTGAGAATGGCGCGGCCGTCTCTGTCGAGCAGCGGGTAGCTCGTGCTCATGAGCACGTCAGAGCCGGCGTGCGACTTCGGCGCTTCGATCGGCGTGTTAGTCACGATGCCCTCGATATGCAGCGTCTCCGGCTGCGTGCGCACGTGGTCGCTGATGTTGGGCCCGTCTTCGACCGGAAACTGCGTGCACTGCGCCGTCATGCCGTGACTCTCGCGCACGCTGCAGTCGATCCAAATGCCATCGATTTGCATGTGCGTGACTTCGCGCGTGTTGTTGAACGGCATCGGGCTCGGCTCCTACGGCGCGGTGCGCTCAAGCGCGTCTTTGGCGCGGCGCAGCTGGATGTCTGCCGCGCGTTGCTGCTGGCGCGTGTAGTCGGACACGTTGGCGTTTGGCGGCAGGAAGTTGTTGATGACGAGCGAGCCCTGCGTGATGCTGTTGATAGACGACGCCGGCGGCGGCAGCGGTGCTGTGACGGCGCCGCCTGAATAGGATGCGTATGGGCTGGCATACGCAAAGCCCGGCGTGCCGCGATTGGCTTCTGTGTCGGCCGAGAGTCGCCGTTGCTCTTCTGCAGCCGCTGCGGCCCGCTCTGCGAGTACCTTGGCGTGCAGCTCGTCGGAGCGCTTCTTTCGCTGTTGCGCTGCGAGGTTTTCCGCAGCTTCGGCGAGCACGCGCGCATTGTGGCGCTCGGCAAGCGGTCCGCTCGTTGGCGAGCCGGCCTCTTCGTAAAGTATCTCGTCCCACTTGTTCTTAAACTCGCGCAGCGTTCCGCCGAACTCGCGAATGCGGCGACCCCATCGGTCAAAGAATCCTTCCCAGTCGAAGCTCTTGATCGTCTCGATAAAGCGGTCGTAGACGCCGCGCGCGGCTTCGATCGCTTCTTTGAAGCCGGCGAGCGCTTTCTCCGATGCGCCCTCGCCAAACATCTGATTCAGCAGGTCGCCGAAGAGCGAGTCGCCGCCCTCGAACCACGTGATCAAGTCGTCGAGCACACCGATGACGACGGCCAGCCCGGCCGCCACGGCGGCGATGGTGAGTGCCGCCGGGCCGAACGCGTAGAGCATGGCGACGCCGAGCACGACGAACGCCGCTTTTAGGATGTTGCTCGTCTGCGTGAGCTTGCCGAACTGCTGTATCGATGCGAGCGCCCAGCGGAGCATCTTGGTAGCGACAGGCAAGAGCGTTTTGCCGATGTCGGTGGCGAGGTCGTCAATCGCGGCTCCGAACGCTTTTTGTTTGTTGGCGTAGCTGTCAGAGGTGCGGGCCGCATCGCCCTGCGCCTTGGTCGTCTTGCTCAGAATGAAGCCGTAGCGAAGCTCGGTCTTCTCCGCATTGCTCATTGCGGTGAGCTTCTTAGTGATCCCTTTCGTGTGGGCGTACTCGGCCAGCGTTGCATCGTTCATGACGATGCCGAATTTCTTGAGCGGCTCGGCTTCGCCGGTGATGCCGCTCTTCAATGCGGCGAGCGCGTCTTCGTCGCTGGCGTTGAAAAACGAGCCGAGGTCTACTGCGAGCTCGGCAAACTTCTGCGACATCTCCTGCGCTTCGGCCGCGTTGCCCGTCATGGGCTCGAGCATCGCGCCGAGCGACGCGGCGCTGGCCTCCATGGCGTACTTGGAACGCCCCATCGACTCGCCGACGGCCGCGGCCCAGGTGTGCACCTGCGCCTCGCCCTCGGGGCCGAAGACCTCCCGGAGCACGTTGTTAGTTTCGTCGGCCGAGCTGGCCAGATCGGTCATGTGCTTAAGCCCGGCGACGACAGCAGCGCCGCCGAGGTACTTGCCGAGCGTGGCGCCGATGGCGCTGCCGATGCCGCCGCCGTCTGCGACTTTCTTGGCGATCGACTTGGCGTTCGCGCGCGCACCATCGGCCGCGCCGTCGCCCATGGCCTGGCCGGTCTTGGCGAATCGACTCTTCGCGTCGCGCATCTTGCCGTCGACGCCTTCGAGGCCTTTCTTGACCTTGCTGAGTCCTTCGTCTGCTTTCTTAAACGCCTTCTCGTCGACCTGGAGGCCGAGCATGGCGACGAGCTCGCGTAAGACGACCGCGCTCACTGGCGATCCTTGATGGCGGCTGCTTGTCGGCGCTCTAGCTCGTCGTACATGTCTAACACCGCGTGTGCGTCGTAGAGGTCGTCAAGAGTCCAGTCGTGGAATATCTCCGTTAGGCTTGCCCGGTAATGGGTGCTGGTTGCGATGCGGTGGATGTCCCAGTCGATGCCTGCGGGGATTGCGGCAGTAACGACATCAGCGTCTTGAGTCGCTCCGCGAACGTGCTCTTGTCGCTCGCGGTACCGGCGAAAAAACTCGAGAAGTTTGCCTCTAAGCCGAAAGCAAACCACTGCAGCATGACGTCGTAGCGACCGACGAAGTGCTCTTCGAAGATGGCGTCGAGCTTAGGCGCGTGCTCCGCGTCGAGGTGCACGACGGTGAACCGCGCGAGCTCGTCGCTGATGGCCGCGAAGTCGGCTTCGGTGACGCGTTGCGACAGTTCGCGGATCGCATCGGATGCGCCCGACGCGAGCGACACGGTGATGTCGCCCTTCGCATGCAGCGTGCCCTCGATAAATCCGGCCGTGGCCGGGCCGAGCGAGCGCATGAGCCGCACGAGCATCGCACGGCCCTGCTTCGCGCCGAGCAGCGTCACCTCGTAGCGATGCCCTCCGATGACTTTCTCTTTGACCGCGCGAGTTGGCATGCGTGTTTAGCGACCCCCAAAGAACGATGTGCGGGCGTCCGCTAAATCGATTTTCCATTCGTAAACTTGCACAGTTTTGCCGAGTTTGATGGCCGGCGGCGCGACGATCCACGCGCGCGCACTGGTGACGAGCAGTCGGCCGGCGAGGTCGCGTGCCATGAACACGCCGCACGCTGCGCCGTTGAGCACGGCGATGTCAGCCGAGAGCATGGCGCTGAGACGGTCGTTGGCGTCGGCGGTCTGCGCGTACTTGAGCGTGGCCGTCGCCGAGAAGTTGTTAGTGCGTGTGCGGGTGACCTCACCGTCGGCCCCCACATACTTCATGTACCAATCTTCCGTCCAATCGATAGTCAGTACTTCGTCTTCGGCGTAACCGCCGCCGTCGAGCGGCACCGCGTTAAGCGAGAGGTTGAGCTCTTTGATGTTCCAGGCCTTGAATCCCATGATGCGGCGCTCCTATTGGCTCTTGATGGTGTGGGTCAGACCTGCACGAGCCCGACAACGCGGACCTGATGGATTGCCCCGCTGAGGGCGTACGTGTAACGCATGTCCGGCAAGATGCGCTGCGTCTTGAGCGCCGGGTCGATGCTCGCGAGCGCCGGCGCAGTGACGGAGTAGGGTTGCTGTCCGTCGATGATTCCGAGGGCGATGCCGTCGAGAATCTGGCCGTTTATTTGGGAGCGCACGAGCTCGATGCCGCTCTCGGTGTACGGCACCACGTCGTTATTGCGCAGCAGCGAGATGATGCGGTCTTCGATGTTGACGTCGAACCAATCGATCGCGACGGTGACGTCGAGATATCGGCCGCTCGCCGCCCAACCCCAGAGGGTGAACCCGAGCCCCTTGATGTTGACGTAGCAGTTGGCTTTCTTCGTCTTGAGCGCGAGCCGCTGCGTCGTGTTCGGGCTCTGCATCGTGACTGCCGCGAGCCCTTTGTTCGCGAAGGTAATGGGCCCCGGGAGCTTCGGCAGCAGGGCGCCGACGACAGCCGCGTCGAGATGCTCGGCGGGGTTGGGATGGTACCAAACCGACGCGCGCGTGAATGACTGCGACTGCAGCACGCTTGCGATGTCGGTGGTTGCCGACGTCGGGATGGCGCTGTCAGCGCTCGCGGCGAGGTAGATCGCTCGCTCTAACTGCGCCCAGGCTGCGGCGCTCTGGATAGCCTCCTGGCTCGGCGAGAGCATGACGAGCGCATACCAGTCGCCATCGGCTGCGCGGATGGCGGCCAAGTCGACAGCAGGCAAGACGCTCGGCGCCGGCGTCGTGTCGTCGAAGCTGAGGTTGCTCGACACGTTGGAGATGGCGTGCGTCACGTTGGCCGTGTCGCTGGTGACGACGACGCTCGAGGTGCCGGTCGCGGTGACGTCGGTGACTGCGTTGATAGCGGTAATGAGCTGCGTGCACACCGCGTCTGCCGTAGCGGGCGGCGATGCCGTGACGTCGACCGCGACGCCGTCGATGGTGATTGTGTAGTGTTGGTTGGGTGCGCTCGGCGCGGCCGGCGTGAGCGAGAATGTCTGCGTAAAGCTGCCGGTGAGTCGGCCGACCTTGTACGTAGGCGGGCTCGGCGACTGCGATTTGAGCTGCTTGGCCGCGCGGTAGAGCTCGCTGTCCTGCGGCACATTGAACGGCGGCAGGGTGAGCTCGTCGGCCGTGCTGAATGTCCGCACGAGCTCCGGCCAATAGGAGTGATTGACGGCAATGAGCGCAATGCCGAAGCCGAAGCGGGTGACGGTAGCGTCGGCGACTACGACTGTGTGTTGGATGACTTCGATCTCAGTGCCCATGCATCACCTATTTGTCGAACTGTCTTTCGGGGACCTGCACGACGTCGACGTCGCCGCCGAATGGCGTGTGCACGGTGCCGGCAACGCGCACGTGTTCGATCGTGCCGATAGTTTCCGGGACGAGCGCTTCGCCGCACTCACACATCGTGTCGAACGCGTAGGCCATTCGGAGGTCGAGACTCGCGGCGGATTCCTTTCGGAAGTCGTGGAATCGCAGCAAGTCGACGAGCATGCCGGCGGGCTGCTCGAGCGAGATGCCGAGCTTGGCGAAAGTGTTGTACGTGCTCGGCAGCGCTAGGCTGTTTTGGACCCGCTCGAGGTAGCGGAACGCTCGGCCCCACGGGGTGCCGTCGCGCGTCTGCACGAGAATGCTCAGCGTGATGGCGCGGCTGCCGATGATGCGCACGGCGGCGTCTTGGCCGTCGCCTTGCGACACATACCTAACTTCGTCGCTGCCGGGAGGGTAGGGAGCGCCGAGCAGATTGAGACGCGCGAGCGGTCGCGGCAGCATGCCTTCGGGCTCGCCGGTCCACACGACGCTGTCGATCACAATCTGGGAAGTGCACGCGACCCATGTGCGCGTGACGTCGGCGAAGAGTTGCCAATCCACGCTACTTCGCCTCCAGTTCCCAGGTGATGGAGTTGAGCAGCGTGCTGTGTTCGACTAGCGGCGTCTCGATGCCGCCCTTTGCGGCAATCGTGGCTTTCTCTAGCGGCGGATGTATGTGCGCGAGGATGCGATCCTTGATGAGGTCGACGGCTTTTTCGCCGGTGAGGCCGAGCGCAGCCGCTTCGGTTAGTTCGCCGAGTAAGCAGCGCTGGCCGAGTGGCGCCATAAAGTCGACGAGGTCGCGTTCGTGCTCGTCGATGGCCGCACGGATGAAGCTGCGCTCCGGCACGCCCAGCCCAAACTCATGGATCGTGCCGAGCTCGACGTTGGTGAGGCCGTCGGCGCCGTGCGGTGCGTTGCCCTTCGCGCCTTGAACGCCGACGAGCACAGAGGGGCCGTCGCCGAGCTTCGCGACGGCCTTGCCAAGCGCTTTCCACCCCTTGTCTTTATCGATGACCGGCATGTCAGAGCACCATGCCGAGCGGGTTGTAGCTGCGGTCGATTTCCAGGCGGCGCCGCTCATAGATAGAGCGAGCGCCGTCGGGTTCTTTGCTCGGGTCGAGCCGCGCAAACTCACCTGCTGGCGTGAGCACGAGCAGCTCTGCGGCAAGGTATTTGACGCGCATGTCGCGCGCCGTGTCGACGAGCACGGTGCCGGTCGGCGTGAGGCCGTCCGGCTTCGCGATCGGGGTGGCGCCCGAATAGCTCGCCGCGGTGAGCGCTTCGGCGTCGGCGAGCTTAGCTTCGACGAGCGAGTATGCCGTGCGGGCAAACTCCGGGAACTCGACGAAGAGCTGCTCGACGGTGACCATGTGTTAGGCCTTCGACGGGGGCTTCGGGGTTGATGCTCGCAGGGCGCCACCTTCGGGCGGCGGCGGCGGCGGCTCGGTGACGACGAGCTCGCCGGTGTCGACGTAGAATTTGAACGGACCGGCGAGCGTGGCGTTGACCCGCTCGAGGTCGGCCGCTGGGATCGTGACTGTCGACAGTGGGTCGAGCTTAATCAGACCGCTGGCGCCCTGTATCCACAGGATGTGGGCTGAGCTGTTAGTGATGGTTGTGTCGGCCATGGGGTGCTTTCCTGCGCGGTGTTAGTCGGTGTTGGCGTGGCGCGGTTGGGCTAGATGCCGTCCATGTAGACAGCCGACAGCGGGTATTCCCAGGCGACGCCGCCGGCGCGCGCCCAGCTCTCGACGCTGAGGGCGAGGTTCTTTGCTTGCGGCGGCAGCTCCTTTGGCGGCTGCGTGAGCTCGAGGTGCACGTAGCGCGGGTCACGGCGGTACCAGATGCCGCGCGAGCCGGTGCCGGCTGCGTCGGCTGTGGCGAGCGGCAACCACCAATCGACCTCCTGCACGAAAGCGGTGCGCGCGAGGTAGACGCTCAGGATGGTGTCTTCGGGGTCGGAGCCAGCGCCCGTGTAGAGCGGCGTGTTCTGCAAGTAGCGATACTCGCTCAGCGGCAGAATCAGTGTGTCGGGCGACTCGACGCCATTGGTCGCGACAAGGATCGAATCCTCAGCGGCGATGAGGTCCTTGAGCACGTCGTCAGGCGTCTTGGTGCCGGTGCCCCACGCCGAAGTCGCGCCCACCACGGCCGCGGCAATCACCGGGACGTTAGGGTGGTTCACCAAGCCCTTGATGGTCGTACCGGGCTGTCCGATGGCGGCGATCTTCTCGAGCCGCTGTTCGAAGCCGAGCCGCACGGCTTCGGCCTCTTTGTTCTGATAGTCCACACCCGCCATGGCGGCGCGCTCGAGGTCGAGCACGGAGTAGTCGTAGCCGAGCGCGTAGGTCGCGATGTCGTACGACTGCTTCTTTGCCATCACGGCGACGCGGCGAATATCATCGGCGAAATTGGCCACGATTTCGGCCATGCCGGTCGAATCCCACATGCGGTAGGACCACGTCTCGGCACCTGGCGGCGCTTCGGAGCTCACCGGCACGAACTGGCGCCACTTGAGCGCGGGCTTGTGCGTCTCGCGCAAGCGCGACGAGATAAACTCCAGGTCGCGACCGAAGAGCGCCGTCTCGTTGGCGTCTATGCGGTCGATGCCGTGGATAGACGCGCGCGTGTGGGCGATGGCGCGCACCACGTTGGCGAACTGCGTCGCGTCTAGGCGCTTACCCAGCTGCGCGAGCTGCTCAGCGAGCGCGTGTGAGTCGAGCCGGTCGAGGATGTGTTGATTCATGGGCTGTGACTTTCGAGCTTTCGGCGCTGTGGCTGGCGCTGGCGCGCTGCTAGAGGTTGATCTCAACGATGGCGACGCCGCCGGCGGCTGCGCCGACAATCACGTTTAGGTAGGGCGCGGCGACTGCGTTGCCGGCGTCTGCGTCGTTGCGGAGCTCGCCGAGTATGGTGCCGGCGCCGACGACCGCGAATCGGACGAAGGGGTTTGTGTGCGCGACGAGTGCGGTCGCGGCGACGATGGCAATGCGCCCCTTGCGCATGACTGGCAAGCTCGAGCCGACCCGGTAGGGAGGCTCTGGGTAGGTATGGTCCCAGAGCGTGATGCCGGCGACGCCGGTGAGCGTCGTGACCTCGCCCGTGGTGGCTGGCGCGCGGACCGACTTGGGGTCGCGTCCGGCAGCCGTGTCGAAGACGACGACGACGCCGACGTTGACGATCGCTGCCGACGCGAGCCCGGTGGCGATGGCGCTCGGCCAGTTTTCGATGCGCTGGCCGTGCACGCCGATCACGGGATTGACGGGATAGGTGAGTTGCATGTGGCTGGTTTCCCTTCGTATGTGGTCGGTGTGGTGGGCCTACTTGGAGCGCGAGCTCGCGAGCTTCGAGCGCCACGGTGGCGTCTGGTATTCGCGCTTGGGCAGCTCTCTGCCGTCGTTGCGACGACCGTCGAGGATCGCGTGCACGTCGTTGTCGTCACCGGCGCCGCCGCCGTCGTGGTGTGGAGGCGGCGAACCGCCGCCTCGTGGCTCGCGGTTCTTGTTGTCCGCGAGCCACTTGTCGACCGTGACGTCGAAGAGCACGTCGACGTAGGCGTCGGCGCGCTCGGAGAGCTTGCCGCCTACTTTTAGCTTCTCGAGTGTGAGCTCTTTGATTTCGCGCGGTGTCTTGCCGTCGAGCTTTGCGTCTCTGCCGAGCACCGGCCGCGCCTTGTCGAGCAAGTCGAGCCGCTCGCGCAGCGCCGTGTCGAAGCGCTTGGGGTCGGCCGCTTGCGCGAGCTGCGCCTTCGTCGCGTCGAGCTCGGCTTGCTGCCCGTCGACGCGCTTTTGCAAGTCGGTGAGCTTCGACGTGGCGTCGCGTGCCGCGGTGTCGCGCGCGTCGAGTGAGCGTTGCATGACTTGCGCGGCAGTCGGCGAGACTTGCGCTTCGATTCCGTCGATACGGATGGTGACCAGATCCATGTGGCTATCCCTCTTTGGCTCGTCAGTGAGCACTGCTCGCGCGGCGTCTGTGCCGAGCGCAAAGTCGTCAGGCGTCTTGCTGTCGAGTCGCAGCGCGACTTCGGCGCCAGCGCGGCCCCAATTGCGCGGCCCGATGCCGACGTGGTTGTAGATGATGTTTTTTTGCTCGGCGTCGTAGTGCTCGCCCTGAAACACCCCGGCGCCGTGCACGAGGTCGCACGTGTAGCCGCAGCTCACCTCGCTCCGGTCGCCGGCTTCGATGGCCGCGATCATGGCAGCGTCGGTGATGACGAGCTGGGCTTCCACAAACTTGCCAGCGTCTGCTCGAGCGGATGCGCCGGACACATGGCCGACGGCGAGCTGCTTGGCGTTGCTCGGTGAGAGCATGTCGCGCGGGTGCAGGTCGGTGACGGGCGCGTCGGCGAGGGTAGCGAGCGAGTCGGCGGCGAAGACGTTGTCGGGCCGCCTGAGCTCGCGCACGACCGTCCCGTCGGCGCGGTGGTAGGTCAGGACGCCCGTGCGCGTGACGCGCGCTGGGGCCCGCAAAAAGCCTTGCGACGTCTTTCTGGCGTTGCCTAACCGGGCGGCATCGTAGCGCGTGACTGTCACGCGGACGCGTATTGGCACGGCGACCGATTGTCAAGAGCACCGGTGCTCCGGTGGATCGGTGCACCGGTGCGCCTTACCCCCGGGCGCCCGGACCCGGGGCTAGCGGGTGACTTGCTAGCCCCCGAATGCGGCCGGAATGGCGAGCGGTCGGTCGCTCCCGCCCGGGGGCTAGCAGGTCACTTGCTAGCCCCCCGGGTGAGCCACGGCGCTCGAGCGGTCGGCCGGCGCCGGGGTGGATACACGCACCGGTGCACCGGTCGACCAGAGCATCGAAGGATCGGTGCACTTATGCACACATTACACACAGCGTACCGCGCGACCGTTTTGCGCACCGCGTTCTGTTGACCGCGCTAGAGTTGCAGCGCTATAGCTCGTCGTACACAGGAGGCTTGTTAGGCGATGGCAACATGGATCGTGTCAGAAGACGCAACCCCGTATACCGCGGTCGAGAGCGCAACTGCGGAGATGGCGCTGGCGCAAGCGCTCGCACGTGTCGACGTGGATTCGCAACGCGCACGGAGCTGCTCGACGTGGCTGCTCGAGGTGTCAGTCGTGTGCGAGTCGAGCGGTGAGGCGGGCTCGGTCTATGTCGAGGTGCCGCCGCGCGAGCCGCTGTGTCCGACTCACGGTGTGCACGCCTGGTTGCCAGTGCTCGCCGGAAGCGGCGTGCGGGTCGAGTCGTGCGAGCGCTGCGCGTGCGTGCGCGAGCTCGACGAGCGAGCCATGGGCCCCGGTGGGCAGCGCTACACGCGTGTGACGTACCGAGCGGCGACGTCGGCGAGCTAACGCGGGATGGGAATCACGCGCAGGTATTCGCGCCCGCCGGGCGTCTTGATGCGCGCAAGGATTCGCGTCGCACCGGCTGCGCGAGCCGCCGCCATGCGGTGCCGACCGTCTGTCAGCTCCATGTAGCCCGGCTCGACCGATATCACGATCGGCTCGAAAGCCTGGCCGGTTTGGGTGCGCGTTTGTCCCGTCGCAATCAAGTCGACTTCGGCCGGCGTGGCCCCGACGTATGCGCTGGTGATGACAGTCATGTCCCGCATGCCCTCGCGCAGATACTCCAGCTGAGCGTCGGAGACGCCGTATTCGAGCGGCGTCAGTAGCGTCTGGTCTGCGGCCGGTATCGGCGGCGGTATCGGCGGCGGCAACGGCGGCGGCAGCGTGAGCAACGGCGCATCCGGCGCTGGCCGCGCCAGCGGGCGGCGCCTTACTCTCGGCGCCCTGGCGGGCTTCGCCGGCTCGGTGCGCACGGGTAAGCCGCGCGGCACTGCGGGCGCAGCGGTCGGCGGCAGCGGCGTCGGCGCCGGCGGGACAGGCAACGGCGGCGAGCTCGGCGCGATGGGTGCCGTCGGCGGCGGTTGCGTGAGCAACGGCGCATCCGGCGCTGGCTGCGCCAGCGGGCGGCGCCGCACTCTCGGCGCCCTGGCGGGCTTCGCCGGCTCTGTGCGCACTGGGAAGCGGCGCGGAACGGTGGGCGTTGGGACGCTTGGCAGCGGTAGCTGCGTGGGCGGTGCGCCCGGCTTGCGTGCGAACGGGCTGTCAGGCGGCGGCGCAATCGTCGCCGGGTCGATGATGGGCGACGCGCTGCAGCGGCACGCGTAATAGTGCGTGTCGAAGCCGGGGTGTGCGCGCTTGCCTGTTTTGGAGTTTGTGACGGGCGGCGAATCCCACGCCTGCGTGGTTCCCTCGAGCGCACGGTGACCCGGACGCACCTTGAGGTCGCGCACGGTGCGCCAGCGGTAGTGAGTGACGCCGAGCGACTGCTGCCGCAGCTGCGTCTGTGCGCCGTGAAACTTGCCGACGGCGTCGTTGGCGATGATGGTCGCCTGTGTCTCACTGAGCGATTTGTTTTGCGAGAGAATCCGCGCCGCGAGCGCGTCGGGTCGCAAGCCTTGCTCGAGCCCCTTGCGCACAGAGGCTTCGACGTCCGCATACACGCCGTCGGTCATGCCGCCTACGCGCGCCACGTTGCTCTTCACGAACTTATCGAGCTTCTCGGCGATCGGCCCACCGGGCGTGAGCGGGTCGATGGCGGCGAGCTTTTGCGCGGGCTTCTTTCGCCTCGCATCGGTGCGTATGGCGTCGGTGCGCGCGGGCGGCGCAAGCGCGGCGCGAATCTGGTAGCGCGGCAAGCCGAGCGCTTCGCCGACCTGGCGCTCGAGCGTCTCGCGCACGTGCTCGTCGACACGCTGGCCGGCGAGCAGCGCGGCCGTGCGAATGTCGAAGCGGTGCGCAGCACGCGCGCGCGCGAAGAGCTCGCTGAGCAGCGGGTCGCGTGCGTCGAGTCGCGGAGTGATGCCGGCGCGCGCCGCGAACGTAAGCGCCGCACGAGCGGTGAGCCCCTGTGCCGGCAGCTCGAGCACGCGCACGCCACGGAGCTCGAGCTCCGGCAGGATGGCTTCGAGCACGCGGTCGTGACCCGCGGACATGGCCGCTTGCCCGGGCGTGAGCTCGGCATACGGCTCGCGCATGCGCACGACGGCGTCGAGCGGCTGGCCGGGCTCGAGCTCGAGCAGCTTGCGCAGCGCCCTCGCGATCGCCACGCCCTCGAAGATACCCCCGTCGGATAGGCGTATCTCGTGCGCGAGCTGCTCGCTGGCGCGGCTCCAACCGAGCGGTATGAGGTCGTCTGCGTGCCGCAGCGGCAGCCCATGCGCATCGGCGAGCGCTCGAGCAGCGGTCGACTTGCCGGTGCGCGGACCGCCGACGACAGCCACGCGCATGCGTCGGGCGTCGTTGCGCCTATTCGCAGCGACTGCATAGCGGTCCGCGAGCGTCGGCAGATACGGCAAGATGTGCGCGCGCAACGTGCGCTCGATATCGCGGCTGTTACCGAGCAGCGCGGAGAGGTAGCCGTGCAGCGCCGTCGTGGGAAAGTCGGGCGCCGAGCTCGAGCGCAAGCGCGGCGCCGCCGCGCTCATGCTTCGTAAGGCTCCGGTGGCTCGAGACCGTTAGGCGGCGGCAGCATCGGCGGCTCTGGCTCCGGCTCTGGTTCGGCGAGTCGCTCGAGCTCGTACTGCAGCGCCGCTTCGCGGGCTTCGACGTCGAGCTCGTCGAAGTCGCCGCCCTTGGCGAGCTTGATGCCGGCCTCTTCGGGCAAAATGATCTTCGCCGTGACGAGCGTCGCGAGCGCGTCGGCGGTCGTCTTGAAAGTCTCCGCGCGCTCTTTGGCGGTCGGTTGCCAGAGCGGCGGATAGCAGACCTCGAAGCCGTCGAGCTGCTTGCCATTGGTGGGCCCCTTGTCGGTCGCCATCACCACACGCACGAGCTTATCGATCGCCGGCGTGAGCCGCTTACCGCGCTCGGCGGCGACCTGGTCGTACCACGTGCGAATGTCCGACTCACCGGTGGCGTTCATGCCGGCGGGCGAGCGCCCGAAGAGCACGGTAACCGGCATCTGCGCAGCACTGGCCACGCGCATCATGAAACGGTCGAGCAGCTCCGGGATGCCGCTAAACGGCGTTGCGATGCGCTCGAAGCTCTCACGCTCGTCGAGCAAGATGGCGCGCGCGACGCTGCGGCAGATGTCCAGAAACTTGATGCGCGCGCGCAGTTTCTCTTCGCCCGCCGCCGTCATGAGCTGCATGAGGTTGGCGATCTTGAGAACGCCTTGCGACGCATCTGTCATGAGATGGGCTGCGCCCATCCAGCTCGACGAGCTCGCCTGCACCGCTTGGAACACGCGTTGCAAAATGGAGTCGTCCCAGAAGCACGCAGCTTGCGCGCCGTAGCGTGATGTGAGCACGCCGCGGAACGCCAGCAAGCGCGACTCGTGTATGACGAGCGAGCCCGCGGCCGGCGAGATGGGCTTCGCCACGCTGCCGTGCGGCACGCCGAGATTGGTGACGCGGTAGGTTTCGACCTTGCCGTAGTTGGGCGCCGAGAGGTCGCCGTAATACGTGTTTTGCTGCAGCTGCGTCCGACGGAATACCGTGAGGTGCGTGAGACGCACGACGGCTTCGAGGTCGAGCGGGTCGTCTGGCGTGCGGCCGTCGTCGACGCCGAGAAAGACGGCGCCGAAGCCGTAGAGGCGACCCCACACCCAGGCCTCGCGCAGCGCGGCTTCGGCGCCGAGCCCGGCGAGCACCTCGTCGATGTCTTTGCCGACGGTCGTCGTGTCGGCGACCTGGTCGGACTTGATGGCGACCGAAAAGCCCTCGCGCAAAGCGTCGGCCGGCAACTGCTCGACAATGCGCGCGCAGATATCGTCTTCGGTGTGCAGTGCCTCGAGCGCTGTGTCGGACAGCTGGTTGCGCATCCGCGGCGTGTGCGCCTGCAGCTTGTCGCGCAGCGTGCCGAGCCCGGTTACGGCGTTTTCCCAGCTGTCGGAGCGCCAATCCATGTCGGGCTGTATTGGCAGGGTGCGCGGGTGTCAATAGCTTCCCATCGGAGCTTGGTCTGCAGCGGATGCATGTCGATGCGCGGTCGACCCGCGCGCGACCATGACCCGCCACCGGCTTCGCCGACGAGACGCCAACCGGCGCCGCGCAAGCTGACACCGGGCTCGGTCGCTAGGGTGTAGGTGACGCATCGGCGGTAGCCCATGGCGCGCGCAGCTCGCCACGCAGCCGCATAGAGCTTCGAGCATGCGTTCTTTACGTCGTCGACGACGCACACGCGTGTGACCTCTGCCGTAAAGCCGTCGTCTGACATGCGCGCCACTGGGCGCCCGACAATCGCCACACCTACGATCTCACCATCGCGCGCAACGGCGATTGCGAACGCCCCCCCCTGCGGGGGCGGATGGTGCCGGTGATGGCGACCCACAAACGCCGATGCTTCGCGCAGAGTCGTCGGAACTATCGTGAGTATCAGCGCCGTCGACTGCTCTGACATGCCGGCGTGTATTGGCAGGCTAGCGGCATGTCAACGGCTCACACGTCGAGACTCTCGAGCCCGGAGTAGTAGTCGCCAAAGCCGCCCTTGAGACACCACCGGATGGCTTGCGTCTGCGCGTCGACGCGGTCGTTGGCGATGCCGCGTGGGAAGCGCTTGTGCTCGAGCACCCAATCGAGAATCCACGGTGCGAGCGAGGCGTCAGGAAGCCAGACGTTGCCGGCCGCGAAGATGGGCTGCGTCGCATAGGCGCGGGCTTCCTTCGACCCGTCGGGCTCGATAGCGAGCACGCCCGGGATGCTCGACTTGAGCATCTCGATCACGGCCGGTCCGTTTGCTTTGTCTTCGACGAGCACCGCGGATGCCTCGGGATACTGCGCATACATCGACTTCACTGCGGCGATGGTGCCGACGAAGTCGAGGTGTTCGCGCACTTCGGCGAGCAGGTAGAAGTTGGGCGGCTTGAAAGCCCACGCTTGCCCGGCGACGTAGCTGCTCGTCTCGTGACTCTTGAATGCGCAGTCGAACGAGATGACAACTAACGCGCCCCGGAGGTCTGGTCGCGCGAGATAGTAGTTGTGGAACCACTCTTGTTTGTAGATGGCGCCGCCTTCCGGCACCGGGTCTTGCTGGTCTTGAGCCGCCCAGCCGTCGGGACCAAATTCCTTCTTTCGCCGCTCGACTTCGGCTTCGTCCCAGCGGTTCGCGCATAGCAGCTCGCCGTCGCTCGAGCGCGGGTCGAGCCATCCGAGCGGCGTCGGCGCGCGCGCGGCCGTGCTGTAGTAACGCATCGGAATCGACAGCACCGCATACCCTTGCTCGGCCGCTTGCCCGGCGAGGTCGCGGTCGTGTAAGCGTTGCATGATGATGGTGCGTGTGTTGTTCCCGGGTAACACACGACTGGCCATGGTCTCGAACCACCACCGCTGACAGCGCTCGAGCGCCGCCGGCGAGTGCGCTTCGAGCGGCTTGATCGGATCGTCGACGACTTGCCTATGCGCGTGAAAGCCGGTCGGTGAGCCGCCGACCGATATCGCTTGGCGGATGCCGCCCTTGTTGTTCTGCAACCAGTTTGCCAGCCATCGGCCGCGCTGCGGCGTCCACACTTCGCCGAATAGGTCGCGATACCAATCGGTCTCGAAGAGCCCACGGCAACGCAGCGAGTCGCGCACGGCGAGCGTGTCGGCGTAGGCGCCGAACTGCCATTGCGATCCGGGGTGCCACGTCCATTCCCAGGCCGGCCACATCACGCAGACCGTCGTCGACTTGCTCGAGCCGGGCGGCACGTTGATCACGAGCCGCGGCAGCTGTCCGCGCGACTGCGCTTCGAGGTGCTCGCACAGAGCGCCGAGATGCCAGTTGTCTACGAAGGGCGCGTTAGGCACCACAAGCGGCCACGCCGCCTTGATGAACGCGTGCAGCGTCGCCGGGCGTCGTGCTGCACGCGTCGCCCGGCGATGGTGCTCAGCTATGAGCGAGGATAGGTCGTGTCTAGGGTGCGCCACATGACAGTCGGGCTAACCGTTGCGCGCGCCCGGGTCGTCAAACCAGCTGCGCAGACTGTACAAGACGTTGCCGGACACGCTCGCGCTGACGGTCACCGACACAAAATACGCGTATTTGGCCGGGTCTACCGGGTCCGTTTGGACGGCGAACTCGTTGACGTTAGCGTCGCCGACCGCAGTGATATCCGCGGCCGTTTGCAGGAAGAATGCGAGCGCTTCCGGCGCCGGTGGTGTGAGCGTGGTGAGGCCGAAGTCGCGGTGCACGCGGTAGAGAGTCGCCTGGTTGTAGTGGGTGCCGGGCGTGTGCCACATCATGCGAACGCTCCAACGCAGTGCGCCACGCGGTAACGAGACAGCGAATAGCAGTGGATAGGTGGTTCCGGTAGGCACGGCATCGATCGCGCCGCGCCAGCAATCGAAATTGGGGTCGTAGTAAGCGTTGTACATCGGCGGCGACACGGCCGGGTCTAGGTAGCGCCGCATGTCGAAAGCCGACGACATCGGGATGCACACGTTGCGCCGCGGCTGCGTGTCGCCGACGGTCGCGTACGCGATATCCGTGGTGCTCTTGAGCGTGAGCGGACCCGTGGTGACGCGCATGGTCGCCGCAGTGATATCGCTTGTGCTCGTGATGCCTGCGTCGAACTGCGAAGCGCCCGGGCCGACCGCGTGAATGGCCTGCACGTTGAGCGTGGTGAACACGCCCGGCGACCAAGCCGCGTCTGTCCATGTCGACGGCGTCGCAGCGTGGTAGAGCAGTTCGAAGGTGGCCGTCGAGCCATCGTTGACGAGTGCGACGGCGGTCGCGGGTTGGGTGTTGTTGTCGGCGAGCCAGCTCGAGCCGCCCCACACCGCATTGTAGGCGAGCAGTAAGCGCCGCGAAGTCGAGCCCGCATAGATGCGCACATGCATGCTCGAGTTTATCTTGAAGCGCGCAACGAGCCGGTAGTTGCTCGACGCCGGCGTCGTCGTGACGTCTATCAGCGCGGCGAATGCATCGGTGTTCGCAAAGTTGAGCAGCAGGTCGGCGACCGGTTGGCCGGCGGTAGCGTCTGCCAAGAACTGCAGCCACTCTCCGGCCGAGTTCTGCAGCCAGTTCAACCATTCGGCAGGAGGGCGCTCGTTGACGATCCACCCTTCTGACTTTTTGCCGGCGCTCGGCTCGATATTGGAGCCGGCAGTAGACCAATGCGGGATGGGGATAGTGGGGCGCGGGGGCATGGTTAGGTGCTCTTTTCGGCGATGATGATGCGGTCGGTAGTCGTGAGCGGGTCGGTCGGTAGTGCGCGCACATAGCCGTGCGCTGCAATGGCCGCTTCGAGCTCTTCGTCTGTCATGTCGGCCGGCGCCTTGCTCACGCGCAGCTGTTGCTTGGCGCCGTAGCGCTTGGGGAAACGCCGCTCGAGCCACCAAGCGTTGGCTTTCCAATTGTCCGCGGCCGCGGTCGCAATGAACTGCACGGCCGTCGCTTCGGCGCGCGCCACGGCGATCGCCAAGTCTTGCTCGAAGGAGGCAAACGGCTCTTGGCCGAGCTTGCCGCGCTCGCGCCAGTCGTAGAGCGTGCGCGCGCCGATACCCTCGAGCTGGCAAGCCGTGCGAATCGGCACGCGCACGGCGACGAGCGCGCAGACACGCTCATGCAGCGCCGGCGTGTACAGGCTCGGCCGGCCTCCGACGTTCGGCGCTGGCGGCAGCGGCGGCGGGTCGGGATGTTTCCGCACTCGCGGTGGGCGCCTACGCGCGCGCGATGGTGCGGAAACCCGTATCTCAGCTGTCTTACGCTTGCGCGTCTTCGCGGTCTTTTTGGGTGACTTAGGTGGCATTGGCGAGCCCTCCGGTGCCGCGGCGTTCACGGCGCATGCGGCAGCGGTTGCAGCGTGACGAGCGGCGCTGCCGCCACGCCGAAGCGGCAATCAAGCGCTCGACCCCACACCGGCAACGGATGCGCATGTATTGTTCTAGCTCGCCGTTCGGGCGCCGGCGCGTGCTCGTGTGCACGATAATCCAGTCGCGCTCGAGCGGGTCGCTGAGCGGCGGCGCTCGGTGCGTCACGACGCAGCGCTCGCACAAGCCGCCCCACCTACGCAACGGCGGCAGCTCGCGCGCGCATGCGCGGCAGTGCGTCGGCGTGGCTGGAATCGGCTTGAGGGCGAGCATGGTTTGCTAGAGCGTGTCTCTCCAGAGCAGTGGTTCGTAGCCGGGCACGCTCTTGTTGAGGCAGTTGTCCGGGTTGCGCGGGTCGAGCTCCCATTCGGTCGGCTGCCGCCACGTGATATCGGAGCGTGGGTGGCGAGCGGCAAGACGCTGCTCGCGCGAGTGCCTTGTTAGCGCTTCGACACAGCGAACCATGAGGTCGCACTGCTCGGGCGTTATGCGCTCGACAGACTGCGCAAGATAGCCGCGAGCGTGTTGAAGCAGCTCGGCGGCGACCGTGTCGACCTGCTTAGCTTCGGCGTCGCGCTCGCGCTTTAGCCGCTCTATCTCGGCGCGCAAGTCGCGCACGCTCCGGCGCAAAGCGAGGTCGTCGTGCACGAGTGCGTTGTGCCGGCTCTGCAGAGCCGCGAGTCCGCTCTCGAGCTCGACCTTGCGCCGGTTACACCAGTCTTGATGCTCGCGCGTTTTCTTGGCTGCGTGCTCGACACTCGCCTGCGCGCGTGCCTCTTGTTGCGCCGGGTCGTGCTGCGCGCACGTACCCTTTCCCTGCATGGCGATGCGCGGACACGGCCGGTTGGTGAGCGTCATGGCGCCGCAGCGCCGGATGCCGCGCTCAGCGTCGCATAGAACGCGCTCGGCTTCTTTGCGTGCGGCACGCGCCACTTGCTCGGGTCGATGCGAGTAGCATCTCGGCCCGTTGGTATCTTCATAGTAGGCGGCACCGCGGCACGTGAAGCCGCCGTTGACGTAGTTGCAGCGCTTCGGCGACGTCGTCATGAGCGCGGTGCTCCCACGGGTCGAAGTGCCTTCGATGTCTCGACAAGGTCGCAGCGCAGCGCTGATTGCAGCTCGACGCTCGACCGCGCGACGTAGCCGAAGCAGATAGCCGCGGCCGCGTCGGGCCCGATGTTGGCCATCCCGATCGCGGGCTGGTGTTGGTGCGCGATGCGCTGGGCGGTGAGCTGCTCGAGCCGCCGAGCTGCGTCGCGCGGCATCTTGCCGGACCCGAATAGGTGCCGGCGCCATTCGCCCGCCTGCACGTCGAGACAAGCGCGCAGCGGCTCTTGGTGCGCGCGCCACGTGTCGCGCCAGAGCGCGGCGCTCGTCGCGAGCGACACGATGGTCGCGAGCGGACCGCCGAAGGGTGTCTCGACGGCGATCGCGGTCGGCAGTCCCGCGCGCCCAGCGTAGCCGAGCGCCATGTCGATCACATGGTCGCGCTGGTGTGCGATGCCCGAAGCGCACTCGCCATACGCGACGAGCGAGCCGCGGTCGTAAATCGCCCAACCAGCCTTGCGCGCCGAATCGATGGCGAGCACGACGGCGCGAAGCGGCCGCAGTGTGACGGCGATGGGAGCGCGGCGAGTGCGCCCGAAGCGCAGCACGCGCCATTTCGTGCGCCCTTCTTTGCTCGGTCGTAACGGCGGCAACGGCGGCGGTCGTGTCGTCATGGCGTGGCGCTCCGGAGGTGGGATTGACTCAGCTCGCGCGCGAGCTCGCGCTTGAAGCAGCCGCACGCTGAGCGCTGGCTAAGACTGCCGCGCTCGTCGATAAGCGCGACGGTGACGAGCAGCGGGCGGCGGCATTGCTCGCACCGGCGGTCTGGACAGTCGCAGACGTGGTCGACGTACATGCGCACGCGTCGACCATGAAGCAGGCAGCGGGGACACAGCGTCACGGCAAGCCCCCTTTGCGCATGTCGTGCGTCGGAATCGGCGCGAGCTCGGCCGACTCGACGAATAGACTCGCCAGCGGCGTGCTGCTGTAGCGAGTCTCGAACGGCTTCATGAGCAGCCGTGTCGTGACAATCGTCCGGCGGTGCACGCGGTGCGCGAGCATGTCGAGCAGCGCGTCGGACATCGCATCCGCGCGGTCGGGTCGCTCGTCTCCGATGCCGTCGAGCACGAGCAGCGAGGATGTCTGCAGCACGGCCCGGCGCTGCAGCACTTCGCCAAAACTTCCGGTGTAGCACTCGAGCAGCGTGCGACTCGACGCCCAGCGGGCGCCCGGCACTTGCGCGAGCACGGCGGCCGCGGCGACCGACTTGCCGGACCCGGCGAGCCCATGAAGCACGAGGATCGGCCGAGACGGCGCCTTCGTCCGCTCGGATGGCTTGGCGAGCCCATGCCATCCGAGCGCCACGTTGAGCGCGTAGGTGCGCGATAGGGTGCCGAGCACGATGGCGTCGTGCATCGCGGTCGTGATCGGCAGCGGATGGCCGGCGCGCTCGAGGGCGGCGCGGCGTGCGGCGCGCTCGGCGAGCCGAGAGGCGTCGGCGAGCTCGGCGTCGGACTGCGGCCCGTTGGCGATAAACGCCCGTTGCAGCCGCTGTATGACGGCGCCTAAGCGCTCGTTGCCGCGCTCGGTCATGTAGCCACCCGCGAGCCGTCGGGCCGGGTGTCGAGCCAGCTGGGCGGCTTCGCGGCGGCTGCGCGCTCCAGCTCGGCGCGCGCCTGGTCGAGGTCGGCCGGCGTCTCGACCGGGCGAGCCGGCGCCGAGCCTCGAAGCTTGGGCGGGTTGCCGCTGAGATAGTGCGGCCAGTGGTCCATGACGTGCGTGGGTGTGAACCAATGCGCGGACTCTGAGCGCCCCGTGAGCACGGTGCGAGCACACGCTTCGACGCGCGCACGGTCGGCCGGAGACTGCCGACCGATGAACTGGTAGGCGGCAAAGTGCTTGCTGCTCGGCGTCGGCTCCGGCGCCGTGAGCGTGCATGCCGACCAAATGAGGGCGTGATACCAGCGGTGGCCGGCAATCTCACTCGGCACCGTGAACACGCCGCTGTCGTGCGCCCGCGCGCGTGCGGCAGGATTAAAGAGTGTGAGAGCGGCGGCTTGTGAGATCTTAAATTCTTCTAACTCTTCAATCTCTGAGAACGCGCGCGCGAGGGCGTGACTGTCACGCGGCGAAGCGTGACTGTCCCCGTGACTGTCCCGCTCGGATGCGGCGTGACTGTCCCCGTGACTGTCCCGCTTTTTTCGGGCTCGCTGGCGGCGCTTGCGCTCGGTCCCAGCGCACTCCTGCGTGACCTTGTACTCGGTCAAAACGTAGGCACCGTCTAGGCTTTTGGCAATCTCATCCGCGGCTTCGAGCTGGTGCATTGCGTGCTGCACTTGATGGCGTGGGAGTTTCACGAAACGCGCAATCGCGGCGAGCGTGAGCGGCTGCATGTTGGCATCACGGATTGACTGCGCCGGGTACACGTCGCCGCGCTCAATCAGAGCGTGACTGTCACGCTCGAGCGACGCGTGACTGTCCCCGTGACTGTCACGCGCGCGAGCCCGCTCTTCGGTGCGCCGAGCGAGGTGCAAGAGCCCGACCCAGACGGCGAGGCTGATACCATCGAGCGGCGAATCGGCCGCCCAGTAGCGCGACGGCACCTTCACCGTGAGCTGTCGCTCCGGCGCATGCGCTATTCGTGGTCGGCTCGGAGCTTTTGGCATAGGCTTAACTCGCTCATCACGGAAACGCCGGGCCCGCCGCATCCCAACCCCCAATAGAGAGCGGCGGGCTCGGCGTCGACGGTCGGCAAGCGGGTCGATGGCTAGGCGGTCGCCGCCGACGGCTGCGCGGCGCGCTTGCGCTTCGCGGGCTTCTTAGCGACGACGGGCTTCGCCGGCTTCTTTGCGCGCTTGCGCTTCGGCGCTGGCGGCAGCGGCGGTGCACAGATTTCTTCGACGCTCACCTGATAGTTGGTGGCGGCGGCAATCTTGTGAGCCGTCTGGTACAGGGGCTTCGTGCGGCGATGCACCGCGCGCAGAATCGCGGTGTAGCTCAAGCCCGTCTGCAGCTGTAGGCGTGTCAGCACGCCGGCGTCCTGTGTCTCGACCCACTGAGCGAGTTGCATCCGTCCGGATTACTATGGCCCAGAGGCCATGTATAGCCCGATCGCAATGCTCATGAGCACGCGTGCTCGCGCACACTCGCACACGTGTGCACTTGAGCACTGGTAGGTCGGTGCGCTTGTGCTTCGGCCGGCCTAAAGCCGGCAGACCATAGGGCTTTTGGGCTAGAGCTTACGGAGCATAGTGTAGGAGCTTTTCCACCCGCCGATTGTGTTTGCCGCAATTGCTTGCGCGGATGACCTAAAGCCGCTAGTTCCGGCCCGATGGGTTGGCGAGGAAAGATTGCGCGGGAGCCAGCGCCGGCGCTGGATAGCGACCCGTTGAGCGAATCGACGCTCGGCCGGCGGATATGGGCTCTATTCCAAAGAGAGGGCTACACGAAGGGCGCATTCGCAGCGGTGCTCGGCGTGTCATATGGCGCGGTCGATAACTGGACGCTCGGCCAAGCGATGCCAACGATCCCAACACTCATGAGGATCGCGTTGATGTTCGAAGCGCCGCTCGAAGAGCTGTGCTTCGGGCCCGACGGTCGCGATCAATACCGAGCACAGCTCGAGCTGCCGACCGTCCTCACCACGGCCGACGTCACCGCATGGCTCGCCGAGCGCAAGGCGACGCCGGGGCAGGTCGCGGCCGTGATGCGAGCATGTGCGCAGCGTCCCGCAACGATGCCGTGGTTAGAGACGTACTGGAGCGAGCGCACGAGCAAGGGCAAGGGCAAGGGCAAGGGCAAGGCACGCGGCGGCGCCGAAGGTCGGGCAAGCCTGCAAGAGATTCGCGACCTCGCGCGCGCCGACGGCAAGGCGCCGTATTCGCCGGAGACAATCACGGCGGCGGTCGTGCAGTCGCAGTTTCGGCGGTCTAAGAAACGGGCCTAGGGAAGCGGCACTGCGCCGCGAACGTGCAGAGGATGGCGAGCGAGTCGCCGTCGAGCACGATGCCGCACGACTCGAGCACGGCGAGCGCCACGCCGAGCGCGCTCGGCATGTTCGGCGCGAGCTTTCGAATGGCGTGCGCGACGTCGGCCGCGACGCGGATGGGCGCGCGGAATTGAGCGGCGGCGATATCAGCTTTGGAAAATCCGAGCCACTGACACCAGACCCCGAGACGTGAGCGCGGCGGGGTGATCGGCCAGATGCGCGACAGGTGATGATGGGGCGGTACCCGCGCCACGTGGATCGCGGCTACGGTCGCGCGAGCGTCGTCGAGGTCGGCGAGCTCTTGAGCGATGGCGGCGTCTGCGCGAAGCGCATCAAGTCGACTACCCGGCATAGCTGCTACTAATCCCCCCTAGCCAGCTGACCGGTGTCGTCCATCAGCTTCGCGCGCGCGCCAATCGAGCGCACGGCTGATGGGTGAGTCACGGGTAGCGGCGACGTGGCCGTCCCGTCGTGACACACTTGTCGGCTGACCGAAACAGTCGTGTGTTGCCCCGCTCGACAAAATCGTGAGGCTTACACTCACGCACACTATGCGCGCGCTGTAGTATCCGTTAGAGCGGATGACAACGCGCGTGCAACAGCGCTCGATTGTGTGCTCGCGCGGCCAAGTCAGGCGACTGCGCGCGGGTCGGCAATGGCAGTTGCGTCGACCGGTGCAACTGCCGCCGGGTTTGACGATCGATGGATGGGTGCGTGACGAAGCCGACCGCGACCGCGTGCGCGTGGTGTGCTCGACCGCTGCCGGCAAACCCGCAACAGTGACCTGTCCATATGGCGCCCAGCACGATTGGCTATGGGTGCGCGAGCGTTGGGCCGTGGCCCGCCGCGGTCGCGAGCGCACGGTCGTGTATGAGGCTGACAGTGACAGCGCGGAGAGCTGGCGAGCGCACGCGTGGATATCGCCGCTCTTGATGCCGCTGTCAGCTGCACGCATGTGGTTACGGTTGTACGACGTGCGTGTGCAGCGACTGAGTGACGCGCGTCACTTCGACCTAGCAGGTGAGGGCGTCGCTTGTCCGGAGCACGATACTAGTTACAGTTACTGTCAGGATGAGTGTCCGATCCGTCGCCAACTCTTCGAGCGGCGTTGGTCGCTCGCGTATCCGCGGCCGGACCTAAGCGTAGAGCTCGACCCGTGGGTGTGGGCGCTGTCCTTTACGCGGCACGACGCCGAGTCGATGCGCCGGTGCGCCGAAGCCGACCGGCTCGCGCTCGAGCAGCCGCCGGCGGCACGCAGACGATCCGTCGGCCGGTCGCTGCAGACGCGCGCGGTGGGCGTGAAATCCCGCAAAGCGGCCCGCAAGCGGTAGGCAATCGTCCGCACATTGCCGATTTTCTTTGCCTTGGCGGTGTCTGCCGGGCTCTACTCTGCCGTACATGGCCCCGAGGCCATAGCCTGACACCGCACTGCTGAAACAGCGCGGTGTCTTGAATCGGCGGGTTAGTGGCCCGCTCAGGGATTCGTGATGGAGAGTAAAGCAGATGCGGCCGATAAGCTCAAGGCACTTGCCGGGAGCGCACTTGCACGCACTCGCGCGCCGCTCGAACGCGTGCCACGATGCCGATCGGGTACCCTGCAGATGCCGCTCGAAGTGATTCGCGCCAACGTTTTCACAGCTTCGCATGTCGGCAAGGCTCGCGAGCGTGAGCGGGCCCTCGAGCTGCGCGGCGCGGGTCGCGTGTATTGGCTCGACGGGCCCGAGCTCACGCAGGCGCACGCTGACGTGTGGATGCTTGCGGTCTCTCGACTCGAGGGCTGCAGCGCCGGTGAGCGCGTGTCGTTGCCGCTCTCGGAGCTAAACCGCGCCCTCGCGCGCAAGGGTGGCGCGTACAACCTTAACGCGCTGTGGTCGCTTGTTCGAGGCCTCGGCAGGGCTGCACTCGAGAGTCGCGACGAGCAGCGCCGAGCGTTCGGCGGTCTGCTGCTCGACGCCGAGCTCGAGGGCGGCAAGCTCTCGCTGTGGCTAAACCGCGACATGCTCGACGTGATGGCGCTCGGCATGGTTGAGATTGACGAGCCGACGAGGCACGCAGTCGGCAACCGGCCTCTCGCGCAGTGGCTGCAGCTGTGCCTCTCGGCGGTGCCGTCAGTGACGCTCGACACGATTCGCCGACGCATCGCACCGACGCAGCCACCTAACGAGGTGCGGCGGCGCGTAAAGGCGGCGGTGAGCGAGCTGCAGGCGCACGGCCTGCTGCGCCTGCGGTTCGAGGCTGACGTCGTTTCCTCGAACGGTTGACGCTCGAGCGCCGTCGCTGACGGATCGCCGTCGGCCGAATTGCGCGATTTCGCACTCCCTACCCATTGGTAGGTTATCCACACGTTATCCCCGCGCTAGCGCCATTTGCGGGGACCGTTCCAGACATGGTTAAGGACCGTTCCAAACATGGTTGGGACCGTTCCAGACATGGTTGGTCGCGTCTCGCGCGCGCGCATGTATCGGCGCTCAGCAAAGCAAGATCTGGATTCCGTGCCTCTGCCCAGATTGCGAGATTCTCTTCTGACGACGTCTCAACGGAGAGCGTAAGCCTAGTCTCTCGGTTAACTGAGACCGCGCACGCGCGAGCGTACATGTGCGGCGCAGACCCGTGTCAAGCAAATAGCGCTCGGAGACTCTAGCCCGGCGCTCTAGCTCGCGCGCTAGCGCGCCGGGGCTCTAGCTCGCGAGCGCGTGTAGCCGTAGTGCGTAAACGCCGTTTGCTCGCACGACGTTGGCGTGAGGGAGCTTCGAAGGGGCGGTCGCTCCTACAGAGCCGCGTGCGTCTCTCTCGCCTTAGCGAGGCCCTAGCGACCGCTGATTCGCGGGCTCGGTTGTGTCTGGTGTCGGCTGCGCCATGAGGCTATAGCTCGGCTATGGCGGCAGAGCAGACAGCGTCGGAGAGCGACACCCTGGCCACGTCACGTGCCGTGCTACGCGAGCTTATGCGATCGGGTATCGTCGAGCTCGAGCGGCACCTGGCGACGCTCGAAGGGGCCTCGCGGTTCATGATGCTGCGCAAGCCGGGCGCTCTCGACGGCGACCCGATGTATGACGCGCTGATCGCCGCCGAAGTCTTGATGCGGCTCGAGATAATGAAGCGCCGAGAGCGGCTCGAAGAGCACGAGAAGCTCTGGTCGGTGGTGCCTTGAGTGGTGAGGCCGAGCCGAGCCCTCCCCCGGGCCCCTGGTGCGCGCCGCACGACCAGTGCGACGTGTGCGGCCGGCGCTGGTTTCCGACCATGCTCGGCGACCCGAGCTTCCCAGGAAGCGAATGCGAGATGGGCGCATGCACTTGCTCGATTTGCGAAGACGGCGACGAGTGCTCAAGACACTCGAGCGACTAGAGCACCGATGCATCAGTCGACCGGTGCACCGATGCGCTGGTCACTTCGTGCGCGGCCTTTTGGCGATGGCGGCCATGATGGCGGCGGCGTGCGGCTGCAATACCTTTACGAGCTCGCGCCCTTCGCGCTCGGCTTCTGGGTCGCCGAGTTGTACGCGGGCGCGCAGTGAGCGCATCTGAATCTGCATCGCTTCGAGGTCGGCAATGAGCGCGAGTCGTTGCGCGCGTAGGTCGTTGTTGGGTGGGCTGTCTGGCATGTGTCGGCTTATACCGCGACGGATCACACTCGCTAATCACCTTTAGCCGGGCTCACTTCGAGCGCTTGCGCTGCGCATGGTGCCAGAGTCCGACAACCGAGACGCGTTCCCAGGTCTCGCGATAGAT